CAACCCAATCAATACTGTCTTCTAGTTCTTTATTAGTATTAGGGTTTACAGCTACTAGTTTTACAGGCTGACCATCTACATACTCAATGCCTAACATATCACCTAATTTGCCAACCATAATAGATGTTTTTGCATCATCCTTCCCTACATCATTCCAATACTCAGAATCATTAAGATTAAGGATAATTGAATTACCAAGAGCAGGTAAGAGATTGTGCCAAAAACCTTCTTTGTTTTGTAATTGACTAAAGAATTTAATCCCGTACATTTGATCTACCATGTTTTTATGGTCTGTAAAACCTTCCGGTTGTGCGTAGTTATAGGTCCAAATAAGATGGCCATCTTGTTTCCACATATCTGCTAGCAACTGTTTAGTTTCTTCTGTTGCATTTGGTACTTGTTCCATCCACAATCCTTCAGCAAGGGCTACTTGATCCGCCCCGAACGTTGTTTTCTGCATCCCAATGAAATAGTCCTTAGCAGAACTCTCTAAAGCAGTTTGAAACAAATTTAAATCAGCAGCATTTTTTGTATAAACCGCTCTGTAATCGGCACTTTGATTACCGTAGTCTGCAAAATCAAAATTTCCCATTAGTTCTTGAAGGAGCCCATAGTAATACGCAGGGCTGTTACCTTCTAAACCAGCATAGGTTCCGTTTAAAATGCTATTAGTTCTGTCTGTAAACCTTTGCTGTATAGCGTTATAAGCGAGCTTTGCATCGGCGCTCATCTGGTCATATCTTTTGTTGTAATACTGTTCTTTCTTAAAGTCGAACTCTGCCCATTTAAGTGCTGTATCAGAAGACATCTGTTGGTTTTTAACTAAGGTTGCTTGTTGTTCTATTAAATTGGCTTCTTCAGCAATTCTAGTTGTTTGGTCTTGATATAAGTCTTTAGCTGTTACATTGCCATCTGGTACGCCGGTGTAGTAAGCATTAAAGGTAGCGTCTGTTGCTTCTTTTGGAGTTTGGCCATTTGCCAACACTAATTTTTTTGTACCATCTGCTTGAGTTTCAGTTGTAGCCATTACTGTGTTTAACAATAACAGCTCTTTGTATTGTTCTTGTTCGCTCACTTTTTGTGCATCACGTTTTTTAAGTAGACTGTCTACATCTCTAATACCTTCTTGTTCTAAATTAAAGAAAATTTGTTGTTGTTGTGTTTGGCTAAAGTTAGAGAACTCTCCTCGCTGCGCTAGTAGGTCTATTTCAGTAGCTAAACGAGTTCCTGTTAAACCTTGTAAAGATGGATAAGCCTCGTCAAAGGTTAAGGTAGTATATAAAGTTGACTCATCAATATCAGGTGTACCAGGAATATCTACCGGCTTCTCATCTACTATACGTGGTACTTCTATAAAGCTTCTAGTATCAGTTTCATCAGTGTCAACTTGGAAAGTATCTGCTTCTCCTCTGTTTGGTAAACGATATTTTGGATTAGCGTTGTACATAGTCTCTAGTTGTTTAAGAATAGAATTTGTACTGGCTCTACCTGTGTTGTCATCGTAAACAGCAGTAACTAACTCAGTATAATCTGTCACGCCTGGTGCGCCGCCTATATTACTGAGTGGGCTTTGACTTTGAGCTTCTACTGTTCTAATCGCTCTTGATCTATCTGGATCAGTTCTATCTGCTTCTGCGTTAAGAAAATCTACCCTAGTCTGTAAGCCAGTTTCTACTTCACCTTTTGTATAAACATGAACCGTATCGTCTTTTGAATCTGTACCAAATACATTAAGTAACCCAAAAAAACCTCTGTCATTTATAAGCGGTGTTACGTAAGCTGTTAAGTCCCCATTTTTATATTGTTTTTCTAACTCAATAGCGTTGGGGTCTCCGGCTGCTGCAGCTTGTGCTACTGAATAAGGCACTGCCCCTTCTTTTGCTACGATAGGTGGGAATACTTTCCTGTTTCTTTTTTTAATTAAGTTACCATCTTGATCTTCACTGGTGTAACTGCCAAACGCTTCATTTAAACCCATTGCGTCGCCCACTGTTTCTCTATTCCCTTCAGATGTAGTCGTAAAGATTTCAGTAGCATTCTCGGTTAAACGAAGAGTCCCGTCTTTGTCTTCTGCAATAATACCGTAGCCCAGCAAAACTTCTTTATCTCGTTCGTAGCTACTTTTATCTCTTTGCAGCTGCATCTGTTCTCTAGTTATTCTATTAGCTGCGCTAGTAGTTAAACCCTGCTCTATGTTGCTTGGCATAGCCAGGCCACTTGCAAAACTTCTTCCAAAATCTACTGCCATATTAAATCAAAAAGGCCGTCAATAAAGCTGACCCTAATTGTCCTCCAAAACCTATCATATTTGCACTATGTTGTGCTTTTGCATTTTTATATGCATTATATCTTTGACTTTGCATTTGTGCTGCTTGGCTCATTTGCCCTAAGGCGTTTCTATTTACGCCTTGTCCGATGTTTATCAAATCGGCTAAAGTAGCTTGGTTGACTTCCCTTTGGGCAAGTCTTGCGTTGTTAATGCTGCCTACTGAAGCTAAATTAGCTCCTCTTTGTAAGCTTCTATTTTGTTCTTGTAGCTGAGCAGCTGAAAGCCCTGCTCCTCCATATCTTTCTAAATTACGTTGTTGGGTTTCTTTTGCTATTCTTCTTTGTGTTACAGCGTCTTCTCTAGCTTGGTCAATTAAAGAAGTGTCATTTCTAGCTGCTAGTAGTTGTTCTTCAAAACCTCTAAAATCTTCTATATACCTATCATAGTCATCTCTAGCCATTTGGGCATAAATTTCTTGCGGATCATCTACTTCCCTTAAACTATCTATCATTCCTAGTATTGTTTTAGCTTTCATTTTTTATCCTGGTGTGTATATATTTTTTAAACCTTCAGCTAGACGTTTGCCAGCTTCGTCTGTGCTAAAGTCAAAGAAGGTTCCGGAACCGCCTGGGGCAAACTTGTTTTCTAGTCCTTGTGCCAACATAGCACCACCCATTTGTAGAGCTGCACCAGTTCGTGCGTCTCTCATCTGTTGTTTTCTTGTTGCAGATTGCAATCTATCAGACTGTGCTAAACGCGCAGCTCCTGCTAGCCCAGTAGTAGCATCTGCTTGCTGTCCCCTTGCTGTAGCTAGAACACCTACTTGTCTTTGTCTTTGAGCAGTCAAACCTTGAGCTTGAGCTTGAGCTTGCATTTGCATCATGGCTGATACTTTTTCGGCTTGCCCATCTACAGACCTAGTAGCCATTAAAGATGGTTTTGCTAAAGCTTGTTGGGTATCTGCGCTAGCTCTACCTGCTACAAAATCACCGTAATTTTCTTTTAACGATATATCACGCATCTCCCGTAACAACGGGCTATACTTTTCATCAAAATAATCTTTTTCAGCTTTTGCTACTTTTGCTTGTATTTTTTCTGCTTCAGTAGCTTCGTATTCTGGTTTTTTCGGTCCACCTGCCATTATATTTCTTTCCTATATATTCGTGTATCTAATTCCCATCCTATCTCTTTAACGTACGATTCCATTTCTGGAACTCGTGATCTCGCTTCGAGATACTTACAACCTATTTCTTTGGCTAGGCTGTTAAACCATTCTTCATGGGCTGCCCATTCATGACCGCCCTTATTGTAAGTATACGCTATCCATAGCAGTAATGTCTTGTCATTTGTAAACTGATCGATTTCTACTCTCAGTATCAAAAAACCTACAGAAGAGGTGTAAAGAAACGCTCGGTTATTTACAACCTCACTGTAAACATCTTCGGGAATATAAGTAAGAAAAGAGTTTTCTTTTATTATCTCGACTATACCAGGTTTTATTTTATCCCAACACTGCCGAATATCGGCAGGTTTAGGCAACTCAGTAGTCGATCTCTTTTCCGTACTTTCCATACCGTCTCCTTGGCATTCCTATTCCTTTGTACTTAACAGTTCTTTTTACGCCCAAGTCTCCTCCTCGGGCTCTTAATTCAGCTTGCTGTATTTCTTGGCTAAACTGAAAACTATACTCTTGTGCAGCTCCTATATCACTCCATTCTCTATGGGGCATACGCAAAAGTCTATACAAAGCGCCATATATAATCGCATCTCTGTACGTGTTTGAAATTGTTGTGTCTATATTGTTTGAAGACCTAGTAGGCTTCAAAGCTACACTAGCTATGATCTGATCTGACCCACTTGGTACAGGTACTACCCAGAAAGTAGTAGGTGTTTTTTGTAGATATACGTGAGGATTACCCGTTCTATCTCTCCAATCTGGGTAGTTTAACTCTAGACTACGCGGGCTTATAGGGTCCATGTCCCTACCGTTGTATGTCATATATAGAACTTGATGTACCTCTGTACCAGTAGGTATTTCAAAATCATACTCATAAACACCAGAAATGGTGTTAAAAGGGTCCATGTCTAAAATGTAAGCTTTAGACCTTTCGCAAAATTCTATAGTTGCAGAACGTATTGCTTGTTCTGCTAAGGTGTCTGGACACAAAGGCACGTAAGGCAACACTTCTTTTATTAAAGAAGAATAGGCTGCCATGTTTAGCTACCTTGTTGTTGCATCACCGGAGGAACAGCTCCTATGTTAGAGACACGATCATTATTAGGGTCTAACATCATGGAAGCTTGGTTACCTTGGCCTATACAATTTAAGAATAACTGATAATGCTGATTCGCTCTTTGTGCATTACCTGCATATTCAGAATCTTTTTGATAAGCTCTAAACAGTACGTAGTCCATAATAGCATTAGCATATATATCGTCTACTGAGATAACAGCTGACGTATTACCTAAATCACTTGGTGAATCAGAGTACACGATCTCTACGTACGCATTGCCAGATACACCTGGGTACACGTAAAAATTCTTTGGGTCATCTTCATCAAATATATAATGCTTGACTGTTGTCCCATGCGCAGCATCTCCTGAGACTGTTGGATCATTCCAATCTGGCTCTTGTGTGTTAAGGATGTCTACGTTTACTATTCTAATTGCTCTTTTACCTGTTGCACCGCCAGAAGTATCAGACATATTTCTAGTTACTTTAATAAGTCTTAGACCGCCACTTGGTAAAGACTGTTTAGTGCCTGCAACTAACTGTACATTTGCTGTAGTAGCTGAAGACTCTGGTCTATAGTTAACGATTTCTCTTTGCGCATCATTTATATATCTAAGTAATTCGGCTTCTGGCCATCTAACACTAGTAGTGTCTTGCAGAATGTCTTTTATCCTAGCTAATATGTTTGCGCCTGTTAAGGTCCCTGCCATAATATTACTCCGCTGCTTTCAGCTCTTCTATCAAAGCTGACTTTTTCTTACGTCTGTCAAGCTCGATACCTAGAGTACGTCCGTGTTCTTCAAGTTGTACTTTAGTCATAGCTTCATAATCTACTTCACTAGACTCTTCTACTACTACTTCTTCAACAACTTCTACAACAGGCTCTTCGACTTCTTTATGGTCTTTGATCTCTACACAACCAGCTTGTAAGCATAATAATCCTAAGTCATGTCCAACTTGTCTTGGTTCTCCAGCTTTTAAATGTATAACTGCGCCCCATGTTGAAGCTACTGACTTGTCTTCATCTGATTTAATCCACATATGTTTCTCCTAAAAATGGGTGGCTATTAACAGCCACCCATAAAATATATCACAATTAGAATGCAACATCTAACGCAATAACACCAAAGTCTTCATCCTGACCTGTTACGTCTGAATGATAAACTGGCTTCTTGAGTCCGAATATTTTTCCAATTGAAATACCGTTTTGGTTTCCGTAGTCGAATGTGTCTTCAACTATTTCTGGAATACCAATATCAGCCATAGCTAATGCTTGTGCACCTGCAAAGATACATCTTGAGTAGTTCACATCAGCGTTAGCACCACCTTTATAACCAGCAGCACCAGCGTTTGATGATGTACCAGTTAAAGCACCACTTGTATTAAACACGTGTCTAAACTCGTGGATCATAATGCCATCAACCATTAGACTTGATGAACCAGAGAATAGGCTTGAGCCTGGTCCTCTAACACCAGCTTGCCTTACGTTAGCAAGGAAATCTGAGTCAAGTTTAAGGTCAGCCATAACTTGCGGAGTTACGAAAAGATGGAATGTCTCGTCGTTACCTGCGCCTCTTAGGCCTCTGATGTAGTTGTCTTTAGCATAAGCTTTTAGATCAACAATAGTTTTATAGCTAAGTTTGTCAGCTGCTTCTAGAGCAGTAACGTCTCCAGCTACAAGACCGTTAGTTGCGTCTACTCTTCTATGTCTATTAGAAGTTGGCGCACTTACAGCACTTGAGAACTCTAAATCGTTTAGATTTTGCCCTGAGTTCATTGATGGTCTTAGACCACCGTTGTTCTTAAGGTTATATCCAATACCACTTAAAGTAAGGAATGCTAATTGGTCCATTCTGTCAGCCATTGCATATGCAAGTGCATCTCTTGAATGTTCCCTAAAGTTTACAACTGACTTTTGATCTGCAAGTCTACCAGATAATCTGTTTGCAAATCTTAGTTGGTCAATTGTTACGACGATGTCGAAAGCTCTTAGTGACTCTTCGTTCCCTTCGAGAGTGTTGTCTCCAACGATACCATCACCTGTCATGTCGGCTAAAAGTGTTAATACAGCTCTAGCTCCCTTTTCAGATTGGGTAAGTTCAGAAATTCTCTGAACCATTGCGTTTGAACCCGCACCTGCGAATTGGTTAACGAAGGACATGTTTCTTGCGACACGCCAGAAATCACGTGACCAGATGGTAAGTTGTTCACTGGTCAACGCAGCAAAATTAGTATTTGCCATGATAATTCTCCATTAAAATTAACTAACCAGTCGACTTTTGGAGCGACTATTTACCCGTATACCCACTATCGTAGGGTTGACGCTCTCGTTGTTTGCGGGCACGACCCCGACCAGATTAACGCCGTGATGGGCGAAAAACGATTTTTAACAGGAACGACCCTGGTTAGTTATCGTACTAACGGACGAACTTATATATGTTATACCACAGTTTATCCGAAATCACCACGCATTCTGCGTAAAGTTTCTGGTGGTAAAGCATCAAATTCATCAACAGACATTTTACTAATGTCTATTTTCTTTTCTGTTTTGTTCTTGCCTTTCATAGCAGGTGGTTGTTTTTCAGCAGCTTCTATTTTCTTTTGTGTGTTTGCTACTTTCTTTTTCTCTACTATTTTTTTACCTACAGGGTCTTCTTTTGGTGCAGGTTCACCCATTACATACTTAGTTGCTTTATCTAAAGCATCTACGCCAGTAAAACCCTGGATCATAAAAGCATCTCTTAAATCTAAAACTTCTTGTGTCTTAGTTTCATCAAAGTCTGCGTGTGTTTCATCTAATACAGGAAACTTTGAGGCTAGTTCTGCTGCTTTTTGTTGAAGGGCTACAACTTCTGTACTTTCTTGTACTGTTTTACCCATCCTATTTTGAACCTCAAACATCATAGATTGACGTTCCGCACTTCTAATCTCTCCTCTAAGTTTAGCAGCCTCTTCTGTCTTACCATTTAAAACAAGAGATTGATACTCCGCTTCTTTTTCATCAAAATTATATTCAGGTGCATCTTCTATTTTTTCTATAGGGTTAGTAGCTTCTTCTAGTTTCTTAGCTAAAGCTTTTTGTTTTGCTAGGACTTCATCAAACCTAGACTTTGGGATCATCGGTTCTTTTGTTTCAACAGCTGCTGGCGGTACGTCTCCTTCAGGTTGTTGTGTATCTCCTGCATCGTCTTCCAGTACTGTTTCTTCTCCTCCACTTTCTGCTTCTTCAGCAACTGCTTCAGTCTCTTCCTCTTCTGCAACCTCTTCAGTTCCTTCCGATGGTTCTTCCTCAGCCTTAAGTTCTTCGACTTCTTCAACTTCTTCCTCCTTGGGAAATTCTACTTCTTCTTCGAAGTTCATATCTACTTTAAAATCTTTCCCTGCTTCCTCTTCAGGTAGTGGGTCAGCGCCGGGCATTACATCCATAGTAATGTCGTCTATATTTTCAGTTTTATTTTCTTCTGCCATATCAATTACCTCCTGTTGTATTCTTTACGGCTGCAGTTGCCATTTTTACGGCAGCTGCGGTATCACTTTGTTGTACTCTCATGTCGTTTGTCATCTGTGACAATTTCTCACGGAGCATCAACTCCTCACGTTTAGCTTGTAGTTTACTTTGTAATTCAGCAACCTTCAACTGTGGATCAGCTTCGGCTTGTTCTACTTTCGCTACATTCAGAGCGGCTTCAGTTTGTAATCTAGTTACTTCTGCTTCTAGTTTTGCAATCTCAAGCTGCGTACTTCTGATTTGTGATTCCATCTGGAACTGTTGTAATTGTATTTGTTCTTCAGATGGTGGTGCAGTACCCTGCATTTGTCTAATTCTTTCCGCGATATCTGCTTTACGTGACAAGTGCGAATACTCTACAATCATGTCATCTGGAATAGGTACGCCTACGCCACGCAACTCAATAGCTTCAGCAAATTGCATTTCGTCAAAGTTATCTCTAGCAGGAGCAGTGCTAACTACTACGTCATACTCACCTAGAGTAAGATCATTTATAATCTGCCCTTCTGGTGTCATTTGGTTTACCCTAACTTTATTTCTAGGTTTATATGGGTCAGACTCATCAGTAACCTGTACAATCCTTTCTTCCGTGTAGTAAGTCTGTACCATTTGTAATATTTTTTCAGCTAGATATTGTCTAGTTTTTGTTAAATTATCTAAAGGCACTTGTAGCAACATAGAGCCCCTGCCTTGTTTTGCTTTAATGGCAACACCAGAAACTTCTGGACTATCTGTACCTAACATAGCATCAGTAATACCACTAATTTGTTTTATATTCATGGCTGCTTTTTGACCAATCCTATCTAAACCTGTAGGTATCTGGTTAGGTGGTATCTTACCAGGAGGCGTAGAGCCACGGTTGTACTCTAGTACGAGGCCAGTTTCCGCACCATGTTCTTCTAAATCATCTGCTGTCATACCGGATAGAGACCCGGACTCTACTATCCAACCACTATTAGCGGTTGTGTTTACGATGTGTAGTTCTTGCGAAGAAATTTTGTTAAGTTGTTCTTGTGGAGACAATAAGTTTCGTACCATACCAAATGGTTTGCCGCGACGGAAGTACGGAAAATATGGAACAATAGTAAAATGATCATACGGTGAGAAGTCATCGAACAGCACTACGGTATCCGCGGTCACGGTCCAACGGACTCGTCGCATTTTTTTGGTAAGGATTGACAGACCAAACTGATCCGCAAAGTCTTCTCTTTTCTTTTTACCCCAAGCGTTTGGTATTTTTCGTTTGTCACCTGTTACAGGATCAACATAATACATACAGTCATCTAATCTATAATACTGCCTTTCGATAACACGAATAGACCTAAGCATTCCTGCATTTTCTGGGTCTCCTGGATATTGTTGTCCGTAATTATACTCGTCTGTATCTCCATATCTTTCTTCTTCGAACTCCATAGAATCAGCGCCCAATGTTGTACCTGTTTCTGCTAAAAACCTAAGTTTGTCTGCTTTGTCCTGCCCATATACTTCTTCTATTTCGTCTATACTCATCCACTTGGTTTCAAATATTTCATTCCAAGTTCTTGGGTCATAGTGTTTTGCATCTGGGTCAATAAGAATATCTAGTGGGTCTTTTGCTTCTACTCTGACTTCGCCTTGTATGTGATCATCATAGTCAATACGTACATCGAAATATCCACGGTCTTGTATGAGGCCATCTGCAAAAACTTGTTGTTCTACCCAATCTAGTTTGTTGTTATCTGCTATTTGAGAATACACCTGTGTTAAAACATCTGCGATTTCTTGGTTACCGCCGCCTCTAGGTTTGAATTGTATGTCTGCTTTTTTTGTACTTTGTTCTGCTAGAACAGCATTTACGGTAGGTAATATTGTATTAATAGTTAGAGCAGGTCGTCCTTGGTCATCAAGTTGTTGCATATCAAACTCATCCCATTGCTGTCCTCTGTAATACTCATCGCATTTTTTTGCCATGTGAATATATTCTTCATGGCCGTGGTCTCGGGCTCTAGTGTATGCATTCCACTGGTTTTTTGCCAGTTCTAAGTCTGCTGCTTCTTTTGGGTTCTTTTTTGGTTTTTTACTATATGCCATATTACGCACTCATCGCCGATTTTTTCTTATCGCCTTTTGCTATATATCTTAACCTATCTCTCCAAGAAGGTATATGTTCTGGAGCTTCATAAAAAGTAGCAAACTCCATCATCATTAAACCAACCCAGGCCAAAGCGTCCACTTGGTCATCATGCACGCCATTAGGAAAACGAAGAAGTTCAGCCACCATAGGTCCCGTCCATACGGAGTCAGTAGGAAAATATACTCTTCCTTGTTGCATTCTACCTTGGATTGCTCTTGCTCTTGCTTCTTTGTCACGTCTTCCTACTTTTAAATCTTTAAAATATGCAGAATGTAGCCTACGTTCTGATACCCTTTTCTCTAAGAATGGTCCGATGGCCATTTCTATATGGCCGCGTTCTATCCCTACTATACCAGGCCGCCATTGTTCGTAAAGGTCTAGTATTTTTTCTACGAGTTCGTAACCGTCATACTTTCCGCGCACTAAGTCGACTACGAACATATTATCATACTCGTCGACCCCTACAACGACACCAACTGAGTAGTCATTTCTGTCTCGTTGTCCGATGGCCAAATCCCACGCACAATAATAACGCATCTTATCATACTCAACTTCGTCTGGTTCAAAATATTGAATCATATCCCTAGTGAAATAATCACCATCATCAGACACAGGGTTTTGTTGATACAACGCTGTCCAGTCTCTAGGACCAATAGCCTTTTGTATCATTTCTAAAGATTCGTGGTTGTATCGTTCTGGGTGTAGGGGTTCGCCTTGTTTTCTAAATTCTTCATCTTCTTCTGCAATCGCTGGGTACTTAACTACTTCCCATTCGTCTGCGCCGTTTTCAGAATGTTGTAGCAAACGTCCGGCTAGATCATCATCATGCCATCTAGTCAGAATGACTAGTATACCCCCACCAGGGGAAAGCCTTGTATAAGCAGTAGAGGTATACCAGTCCCACGTGGCCTCTCTGTTATTTTCAGACTCTGCATCTTCTCGGTTTTTTATCGGGTCATCGATTAAAAGTACGTGTGCACCTTTACCGGTAATACCACCACCGACACCAGCTGCAACATACCCACCACCCTGAGTAGTTTGCCAAGATTCTACAGACTGTGAATCTTTGTCTAATTTTGTATCTTCAAAAATAGTTTTATAGTTTGGTTCTCTTAAAACTTGTCGTACCTTTCGAGAAAAACTCATCGCCAAAGAACCCGAATACGAACAACTAATAAACTCATGATCAGGGTTACGCCCGAGGTGCCAAGCAGGAAAGGCCACACTGGCCAACGTACTTTTTCCATGCCTCGGTGGCATGAACAACATTAATCTTGGGGATTTTTGGTCAGCAACGTCTTGACTAAACTTTTCTAACCTTTTACAGATGTCTTTATGCACCCAACCCGCTTGGTAATCAGGGTTAAACTTCTCTACAAATGGCAACATACGTTTTCTAGACAAAATACGTTTTGCCAGTTCTTGTTCTGCACGTAGTTGTTTGTTTAGTTCTTTTTGGTCTGCTTTTTGTTGTTTTTGGGGCTCAGGAAGTTGGTCTGCTTCGTCCGCCGCGCAGTAAACGCAAAGTCCTTTAGGCAGGACTAGGTTATCTGCTAAAAGTTTCTTGCACTTATAGCATTCTATTTTAGTTATATCTGTCACTTAGTACTTTTTAATTTTTTTCTTCTTCATAGCCGGCTTTTTCTTCTTTTTTGCCGGTTTCTTAGAATATGATCCTTTACCGTATCCCATATTTACTCCTTTTCCCAAGGGAAAGCTATGCGTTTTCCTTGTTTGTTTTCTTCAACTATGTGACTAGATACATAGGCAAAGGCCCCTGCACCTATACATGCGATGATTCCTATAGCTATTTCTAACATTTCCATCTTCTTCTGGCCTGTCTTAGCCTTGAATTTGGGTTTTTTGCTGCTTTTGGGAACTTTTTCATCTGTCCTGCACTTCTAGCGCAGTAAGATTTACGTCTTTTGGCCGCTTTTGAGCCTTTTTTGACTTTTCCTGTGACTGCTCCCTTTAATTTTGACCCTGGGTTCTTCCTTCTGTAGGCTTTTATGCCTGCTCTGGTCATTCCAGCGCCTTTTTTCGTTGGCCTAAAGTTCTTTTTGTTCCTTTTAGGCATATTATCTCTTTTTCTTGGCACGAGTCCTCCTTTTTACTGCAGGTTTCCTTTTCCTGACTATAGTTTTTACGTTACGTGGCTTCCCGCCTGGATTCCCCGCTGCACGTTTTCTTCTAACTGCGCTTTTCTTTTGAGAAGCTGTCATAGACCGAGCCTTGGACCTCGGAACACACTTAGGGTACTTACGTTTACCTTTCTTTTTAGCAGACTTTCTGCCGCAAGGTTGGTATTTACCCTTTTTCTTCGGAGCGCCTATGTCGACCCAATCACCTTTTGGTCCTTTTCCGAACCAAGCAGTAAGACCGCCAGTAGGCTTAGCCATTACCTATACCCGCCGCCGCGCTTCTTGTAAGTTCTCACTAACCAACCATTGGCATATGCTGAAGGATAGACCTTAAACTTTCTTTTAGCTTCGGCTTTTACTCTTGCGTATAAGCTCGGGTTAGTTGGTGTAGCTCCTTTTCTCTTGCTACTTTTCTTTTTAGTAGTTTTTCTTTTTGCTGGCATTTTTCTTCTTTCCTCCTGAATACCCTTTATTCTTTTTGCCCTTCTTCATGGACATCTTTTTTACTGGTGCGTTAATACAATGCATTATTTTCTCCCTTTCTTTTTCTTTTTAGAACTCATAATTTTTTTCTGAAGAAACTTAGGCAAAGTTTTTTGTTTTGCAGTTAGTTTCTTTTTTGCTGGTTTTTTCTTTTTCATTTCTTTTTCCCTGTTTTTTTCATTTTGTTTTTCTTAACTCTACTGGCTATGCCCGCAGCTGCTTTATCTTTTTTTCTCATATAAGCAGCAAGAGTAGGAGCAGTCATTCTGTCTATTTCTAACGGACGTCTACCTGCAGCTCTGAGTCTCTTTCTCTCTGCTTGGTACAACTTTGACATTTTTTCTTTCTTTCGTATTTTTGCTTCAAAAGTTTGAGGCGCGGTAGCTACTCTGTTTACTACGTTTCTTCCCCTAGTTTTTGTATCGTCGTATTTAAAAACTTTACGTTTCTTTTTAGTGGCTCTCGCCTGTTGTGCATATTTAGTCATTGGTCCCTCCCTTGGGTTCTAAGTATTGCGTATCTACTCCGGCTAGTTTAAGTAGTTCGGAGTCTGGTAATCTTTCTAACTGTTGTATTTTGTCGACATTAATGTTTACTTGCGTTGCTTGTTCTGGTGCAAATAGACCGTGAAGCTTGCACAACGAATCGACGACATTCTTTTCCTCAGTAGAAGTTGCTGATTTACGATGCGCTTCTAAATACATTTGGGTCGCAGTATTTTTGTCGAATTTTATTTCTTCTCGCATCTCTTCTCTGAGGTACGAAATTGCTTGGTTTATTTTTGGTTTTTTAAAAACCTCGTACACGTGGTCCAGGTTCCGATATCCAGCTGCACGGCCCGCGGCCGCTTTACTCATACCTCTAATAAAATACAAAATTAATCTTTCTTCTTGAACCGAAAGCTCGGATAACTTTACTCCCGCGTAGGGAAAATGAGATTGCAACTCTGCTCTATCTTGATCAGTTACTTCCGTAACCTGTGATTCGACTAAACTCATATGCTAAAAATACCACATGTGTGGATAACTTGTAAATTTTTTGTGGAAAATTTTTTTTCGAAAAATATGAATTATATCGCTGAGACATCTTCTCCTTCTATCACCAGACACCGTACCCCGACCCGATCACCTTTTACTATCATCTTTCTCGTTTCAAACTTTTGGAACCTTGTTTTGGTTTTTTGGCACGACCCGTGTACCACGGTTCGCGCTCACCGGTCCACTGTATTAATTATTAGGAGTATATTATGAATACAGTTTTATCTTACGCATACAATGGCACTAAGTCATTGTTCTTTATCTTACTTGGTCTTGGAGCTATCCTAGCCAAGGCTTTATATCCTATCTTCAACGACCTCATGTTCTTGAGAATCATGGTTGGAGTTCTATTCTTAGCCCTTCTAGGCGTCATCTAACTACTATCATCAACGCACAATGGTCCTCGCATCATTGTGCGTTATCTTGTTCCGTCTGTTCCACGGGTTGCACCCGATGTGGAACCATTTCGTGGAACCACTCCAAACATGCATGCTTATGCACGTTTGGGGGGCATCGGAACCTGCTTGGTTCCGCTGTTCCACGTAAAACAAAACTGCGTTTTGCAGACGGACAACGAACCACGGTTAAATTGCCTTTAATCGTGGTTCAAAATTCCATGGAACCATGGAACCATAACTATAAGACCGCGGTCTTATAACATTTATCGTGTTCCACGTATCGTGGAACCACATGGAACATGTGGAACCACAGATGTGTCGTCCCGACTCATCTGTTCTCATGTCAATTGTTCTTTTAACTATAGGAGTAAGTATGGATACAGCGTATGTCATATCAACTCAGATGTTAGAGAACTACGGTGCTCATTCAGAGAACGGCAAGTTCAAAGATGGCAATGCACATTGGAAGTTCAAAGGCGGAACCGATTACATCGTCACCGGCTTTGATCGCCCAGCAAACGCTGTTGCGTTTGTGTGCGCTTTCTTGAGCAAGTTCTATGAAGGTAGTAGAGGCATGTGTTGGAAGGAATATCCAACAACCGTTCAGACTCATGATGAATGGCTTGCTGATCTACCCTCAATAGAGTCTGATGATCCTCAGACTCTTGAGCACAGGCAGTGGATTGTCGACAACGCACGTTACGTTGACGCCAATGACACTGAGTATCCTTATCCTTTCGCCACATGTGGCGCAAATGGTGAGGCGACTTGGTGTCCAAAAACATTGCGTAAGTAGTTCTTACTCATCTGGCGAACCCCACCTCGGTTTGTAACTCAAGAGGTAATCTTGAGGACAGACACACGATCCCGTGTGACTGTTCCTCGAGTCAGTTGTATTAATTATTTAGGAGTAATCATGTATATCATTCATTTACCTGATGATGTTATTGAAGAGTTATTCTCATAGCATCACTTCATGCCAAGGTCACCAGCGGACCGATTAGAAAGCGTCTGGGGTTAGGGTCCGAACTCTCATGCGGGTAATGAAAAAGCCCCGCACCTTGTTAATTTTTTAGGAGAAATCTATGAAACCAATAGACTATGACACTATAACAATTGCAATCTTGCAAATCGATATCTACGACGGTAGCATCTACCTTGGCAACGCCGACTACATCAGTTGGTATCATGTCAGCATCGTAGTCGATACAAGAGATGGCGAGCTTACAGACTATGGTCGAAAGCAAATCGCCGACCTTGCAAAGAAGCACACTCGCGACCCTTGGGAATGCGACAAGCTTCTCCAAGGCAGAGTCTGTCGCAAAGAACCCACTTACATTAAACACAATGTAAGGATTGACCACTCCGGTCAGACCTTTACGACTGACACATAATATACTCGGGGGAGTTCGCTCCCCCATTTTTTAACAGGAGGTTAAAATGCTTGATGAAATCATAGTATGCCCTGTATGTGATACAGTGCATGATTCTCAACACACTCAGTGCCCTGAGTGTGACACCGAGTGGGATATTTAATCCCACTCGCTCGCTTCGCTCGCTCGTACATCTGCCCACGTCCCGTGGTCAGCGTGTGTATGGGCGAGTGTTAATTTTATATCTATATGGAGTATATGCTTATGGTTAATTTATATAAATTGTTCACTGATTCTGAGTATTTCGGTGATTATCTTATCGCCAATGATTGCTTTTGGTTTGTCGATCGTTATTGGTATTGGGTTGTGCGTCCTCATTGCGCAAAATATCATCCCGAATCGCTAGCGATTGTCGAGACTTACCATATGCAATGGGAAGTCACCGCCTGGACGCTGATGTCTCAGCGTAAAGGCGAACCCCTTGCACACTCTGTGTTGCATGGTTTGGCGTCGTGGGACTGTTAGTCCCACTCTCGCTCGGGCCTTCGGCCCTCGCTCGTTGACAGTTGACCACGTCCCGTGGCAACTGTTCGTGAGTTCTGTGAACTTGATACGGGTGTATCGAGACACTAACCCCGACACCGCTCATGATGAAAGTGTTGGATTTACTTACCTAGGAGGTAAACATTATGATGTATTCATTATATATACTTAAGCCCGGCAAAGACGGGAAACAAAGAAGCAGAGAAATTGGTACTGCTACCACTAACAAAGACGGTAGTATTACTAATTGGTATGACGTTGCTATTCCAACAGATGGACAAGGCAACTTCGTTCCTGTCTTCATGAGAGAGATTGTTCAGAAAGAGCAATCTGAATCTCAGAATGTCTCAGCATCTAACGGTGCTGAACAAGTAGCAACTGCCTAACAGTTGCTACTGGGTGTGTATCTAGGACAACAAGGAGAGCGACTAGACTAAGTAACGAAGAGTGCAAGACAAAGCACACCCACCTTACTTAATTTTAACTACAATATATACGGAGGTAATCATGAAAAATATTGTATTTTCTACTGCCAGTCTACTTGGCAAAGCAAGTAAGCTAGTTGTTTCGCTAACTGGTTCTACTTTTTCAAGCATCAAAGATGGCTACATATCTGGTTATACAGGTATCAATACTGTCAATGATGTTAATCCAGCTGTTGAACAGCCAAAGGAGCAAACTCCAACTGTATCTCGTACTCCAGTACAACAAGAGTTTGACTTCTCTGACATCAGGTAGCGGATGGGGGGCTTCGGCCCCCTTTTTTTTATCATGTTATTTATAGAGGAGGGCATGACATGCCCGCTTTGTTTACGTCCCATGGACAATGGGACTCACTTAACCACAGCATTTGACTGCCTGCATCTTAGTTTTTGGCAAGATCAGGTTGAGCAACGTCGTATATGCCAGGAGTGTGAGGTAGTCGCTACATCCTGTAGCGACTGTGATTAAGTGAGTGTTCTTTATAACTATAAGGAGGTTTATATGGACGAGGTAGCTATACCCCAAGAGGTGTTAGAAAAAGCCGAAGCAAGTGAAATACAATCGCGAGCTGAATTTATGTCTTCTGGTAAGTATATAAATGACTTCATCAGAAGATTCGAAGCAATGTCATTACTAAAAGGAGGTAATCATGGCAAACGCAAACCATTTTGATCCTATGGATCACCCAGTTGGCCCAGAATTGGTCAACGAAGTAGAGACCGACGAGTCAATGTTCATGCCTGACACGAACGGCGACCCAATCGGTAGTGAAATCAGAGACGCACAAGACCCTGTGCATCTACCTGACTTTTATTACAAAAAGTATGCTCTTGATGGCGCAGGTCAACCTATCGCTCAGCAATCTAGAGTGCTCGGTATCATGGAGGTGTTCAAGCAAAAGAAAGACACTCCATACCAGCATTTCTCTAAAGATGAAGAGACTAGGCAAAAAGAAGAGCAGTACTACATGGACCAAGTCGACACAGTATGTGCTGGCTTGTTACCGTTGCTTGAGTGCGACCCACAGTCTACGGGTATCAACTTTTTACAGTTGACGACTAGAACTTGGGCAGAATTCGCATCTATTGCATACGAGTATAAAGAGGAGACCAATGGGGCTAACCCGAATGAGGCGTTGCCTGATTGGTTGATCGAACGCGAAGACAAGATGTTCAGTCTTGGTCGTAAAGCAAGAATGTTGTCAGCAGTCATTGACAAAGTTGGCAATCAGTTTGGCTTGAATGATATCGCTCTCAAAGACTTTCGAGTTATGAACGAAATCGAGAGGCGACAGCAACGCTTAGCAGAATGGAACTACAAGAATCATGCAGATTCATCTGTCAAAGTTGCAACTGATCTAAACAATGCTACACACGAGCATACTAGAACAGTCTTCGAAAACGCGTAACGCTTGGCGTCCACAGGACAATTGGGACGCACTGCACCTTGCTGGTTGGGTGGAGGACAACAATCAGCACTTTATTCCAAAGGAGGTAAATATGGGATTAGACGCAAACGCAGGCTTTCAGAAGCCACAACCAAAAAACGTAGAACCAATTGATATCTATGACACAATGGAATCTAAGTTTTATTGGCGTAAACATGCCAGACTACAACAGTTTATGATGGTCAAATGGCATGCTAACAAAGGAGAGGAGACACCCTTCGGTGTTATGGGCTCTGACTTCAACGGCGGTAATATACTATGGTTGGAGAAAGATGACATATTAGAATTACAAGATATGGTAAAGAACGGCGCTCTGCCTTTCTGCCCAGACGGTTTCTTTTGGGGACACCAGTTCCAAGAAGAATCCATGTCGGAATACAAACAACAAGACCTTAAGTTCTGTGAAGAGGCACTCAAGTGGCTCGAGGAGGGCAAAAAGGTCTGGTACGATTGTTCGTGGTAAATTATAGGAGGTAAACATGCATACAATTAACCCACAAAAACTCAAAGACGAACTTCGAGATTGCCTGAACGCTGGTTATCCAGCAATGATCTGGGGTGGCCCAGGCATAGGTAAGTCGGAGATTCCAGAACAGGTAGCGCGTGAAATGGGAGTCCCACTCATCGATTTTCGTGCTAACCTGTTCGACCCTGTCGATGTGCGAGGTATTCCATATATCAAGCAACTCAAAGAAACTGGCAAAAGATTTACATCTTGGGCTGTGCCTGACGTGTTCCCAATCGCAGAGCGCGATGGTGAACGTGGCATCTTGTTTATTGATGAGTTGCCTACCGCACCACCAGCAACGCAGAATGCATTCTTGCAACTGTTGCTCAACAGACGTATCGGCGACTACAAGCTACCAGATGGCTGGCAGATTGTGTGTGCTGGTAACAGATTGACTGACTCTGCAGCTGTCTATCAGATGCCAAGCCCAGTCAGAAACAGGCTAGCTCACTATGAGTTGGAGCCAACACTAGATGACTGGTGTACATGGGCTTATCAAAACAACATCGAACCAGATGTTATTTCATTCATACAGTACAGACCTAACTTACTGTCTGCATTCGACGCAGACCAGTATGCTTTCCCAACACCACGTGCTTGGTCAATGGTAAGCAGAAAGATCAAAAGGTCTAACACAGATGAAGAAAGACTATTCTTCGGTGTGTCATCACTAGTTGGCGATGGTCCAGCAGGCGAGTTTATTGCATTCAGAGAGATTGCTAACAAGCTACCTGATATTGATCAGTTGATCAAAGACCCATCGTTGTACAAAAAAGATGACAATCCAGCTCTCTTGTACGCACTATCTACTGCTGTTGCTACAAGAGCAGAAGACGCACTGATGGAGAACATCATGAAGCTCAACAAAAAATTACCTATTGAGTTTCAGGTTATCTTAATCAAAGGTTGTCTAGCCAAAGACAGACAACTCAAATCACACAACGATGTACGTAAGTGGATCGTTGACAACGCTAACGTAGTTTTATAGGAGGTTATATGAAAACAGTTAGATTATCAGAACAGCTCAAACGTGACATACTCAAGAACGCGGAGGATAAGTACAACAATGCTAATCCTCCCAAAGAGTGGCCACAAGATGGCTATGCTGTTATACAAAGACTCGGCATCATAGACAAGACCAACAGGTCTAAACAAGTATTCAAAGAAATATGGGGACAAGACATGCCTATGCGTGAGATTGACAACATTAGACTTGTAGCAGAGCCTGTTGACGCAGATGATGACGGCGAGGGTAATTACAGTTACAACAGAAACATAGAGTTTGCTATTCCTTGCACACCTACCAAAGTGCCTAGGTTCATGGCCAACTATGACACGCTTGAATACGAAGTGCCACCAACAGACGAGACTATTGTTGAGTGCTTAGCTATACGTGTTTTCAACGACAACCGTGACGATGAGAAACGTGAATACAGAAACAAACTCGACACTGTGATGGATAGATTTAGTACGCTAAATCAGTTACTTAAAGCTGCTCCGTACATCAAAGACTTAGTTCCACAAGAGAAACTCACGAAGATGTATGAGAAAGACGATAGATCAGCAAGACGTAAAGAGCTCGCTGAAGTCGCAGACAACGAACTGCAGGACCTACGTGAGGTTCTGTTAGAAGACGCATTACTAGGAGATGATGACAAATGAATCAACTATTCGTAAAAGCTAGGTCAAGACTTATTCTTGACAATCCATTCTTCGGCACTTTGTGCTTACGCCAAAAACCTGTTGAATGGGATCAGCCAACCGGTGCTGTAGACGGTAAGCATCTCTATTTCAATGTTAAATGGTTTGAAAAACTAACAGAAATGGAACGTGTAGGTTTTCTAGCGCACGAAGTAATGCACTTAGTTCTTATGCATCACACACGTAGACAAGAACGTAATCCGCACAGATGGAATGTTGCAGCTGACTACGCTATCAACAATCATCTTGTTGCAGAGGGATTTATCCTGCCGAAAGGCGGTCTCCTGGATGATCAGTACCTTGATATGTCCACCGAGGCTATCTATAACATGCTACCGGAACCTCCTTCGGGTTGGGACACAGCATTTAAAGATGGCGGTGGTTGTGGCGGAGTGCTCGATCATCCAGACTCTGATGGCACAAGCGGTACAGCTAGTGCCATTGAGTCAGAGTTACAAGTTGCAGTTAACCAAGCTGCAGAAGCAGCCAAGGCTCAAGGCAAACTGTCCGAGAACATGGAGTCATTGGTATCAGAAATCACTGACCCCAAGGTTGATTGGAAGAACGTGCTTGCTAGGTTTCTACGTGCTAACAACAAATCAGACTTTACATGGACTCGTCCTAACAGACGATTCATTGGTTCCGGATTGTATCTGCCATCCTTGCACAACCCGTGTCTCGAAGAGATCGCGATTGCGGTAGATACATCTGGTTCTATAACAGATGAAGAACTGACACAGTTCACAACAGAGACTTCGTACATACTGCACGAGCTCAACCCAGAACGTATCCAGTTCATACAATGTGACGCAGAGGTCAATGAAACTACCGAGTATACTCGTGAGTCACTGCCTCTCAAAGTTACATACAAAGGCCGAGGTGGTACTAGTTTCGCGCCAGTCATTGACTACGTCAACGAGCATCATCCTGGTGTTGCTGCTCTTGTGTATCTGACTGACCTCGAAGCAAGCCAATCAGACTTCGGTGACAAACCACATTACCCAGTACTTTGGGTAACTACATCAAGTGAGGAGGCTCCCTATGGAGAAGTTATCAAAATGTAAGCAATACGTCCAAGAGTTTGGCGTGTCTGTGTTGACCGGCACAGCAATATTGTTTCTATTATTCGGTCTTGCTACGAGTATTCATTACTCGTTGGTGTTGCTCGGTGTCGGGGTCGGCCTCGGGTGTATATTTTATTTACTATGGAGATTAATATGACAAACATTGTGTCATCAGTTACCACAGCATTGTGGATACTTATCGAACTTATTCAATTCGCATACATGGCCTATCTAATGTGGCTAAGGAGGAATGATGTTACTAGTAGGCATACTCAGCGCGCTAGGGCTGCTTTTGCTTGCGCTTAAAGCAGGCGGACGTAAAACTATCGGCAATGATATCTTTGTTGATGTATTGATTACAATTACATTGATGGTGTGTTTCTACGGCACCTTCAGTGGCATGGCTGCTGCTATGGTTGGCGGTCTGTGCGCTTCCATTGTTCTCTTCATTCTAAAGAAAACAATGACGCATGAAAAACTTGTAGTCGAGAAAGAAAAAGTAGACATGCCTCTTGGTATGAAGATTATCAGACCAAGAGTACGTTGGAAAACAATACAACCAGATTGGAGGAGATAAAATGGGTAAAGAAACTAAATGCGACAACTGCGGTGCAGATATAACTACCGGAGACGTATTCGAAGAAACACTTCATTCACAGGTCCACATGTGCCAACAGGCAGGCATGGACCCCATGGAGGTTATAATCAGAGGGCTAGGATATTTTATGAAAATGAATTATTTTTGCGCTCCTAATACTAAGACAGCAGATGAACTCATAGATGACCTGAAAGTATTCTATAGAGAAAATCAAGACACATCACATAAGGAGGTAAGATTAGATGGCTAGTGTACAAATGTCACAGACTTTACGTGACCAAATAACAGATAACTACAAACAACAGTTATACAATGCGTATCGTAAGCACCACAACGTGCAACCAGCGATTGACGCGATATTGCAGGGTATCATAGATAACGACTCAGAGTTTGCTACTCTTTGCAAAATAAACGAAGAGCTTGAACCAGTATTGAAAAGTCTAAAAGAGAAATATAAAGACTTTCATCAATACTATAGTTCAGACCCTATGGTTGACGAACTAATAAAAATGTCAACAGAACTTGGTCTTATTTGTAACCCAAACAGAAAAGAGAAAAACCTTTCATTTATTACTAATTGGCATGCACCTTACAACGATGAGTACAATGAAGACAAGCAACAGCCTGCTTCTGCGAACCACGAAGAGGGAGATGTACCTGTAAAAATAGAAAACTTATCTCCGTTCTACTCACCTGTTAAAGTTAAAATTGAGTACGAAAGAGGTTGGCAGCGTAAACAGTTTGCACCGCACACAGATGGCAGTGCCATACTTATTACTGATCCTGAGCTATGCGCACAGTTATCACCTATTGGAGAGATTGAAGTAAAAGTTGGCAATGATGTAGAAACATTCAAAGAATATATCAGTAAGATTACTACGCTCAAAAGGTTTATCGATGAATGGCCTGGTGGTAAAGACTTGGTACCTGAGGAGTATCTACAACGTATGCTAGCCAAGAAGACACCGGCTAAAGCAAACCGTATGTCGCCAGATCAGATCATACCTGATGAGTTGAAAGAACAGATGAATGAGGTCATACTAACCAATAAACTATTGGGGGAGGACTAATGGAATTAGAACATGAAAAGCAGTGGCAATATGACCACAGCAAATCTTATGAGTGCAATATGCAAAGTTGGATAGACGCTGTATATTGGGAACGTAAGAAATATAATGAACGACAACTAACAGACTCTGAAGCTAAAATGAAGTTTGCAGAGTACTACCCGAGGGACCAGTATGGGAAGACTTAAAAATGCAATGTTCGACATAGGACACGAAGCAATGGAAATAGGACTTGAAGCTACTGCTGACAAGTACTCCATGTCTGTCGATGACATAAAGTTTTGTGTGCTATTCGTATGTGCATATGATGGCAATTGGCAACAATTTGTTGACGAGGGCCTCTGGGATCAAAGAGACCAGAAACTACATTAACCTAATATATCATGGAGGATATATGAATATTAAAGATTTAAATGTTGATGATTTGTTTGCTTATCTACCAGAAGGTAAGTTTGCAGGTTATTCAATAACTCGAATAGAAGAAGATAAAATAGAAAACCAAACAGACTACATTATCTATCTTCGTAACATAAACAACAACAGACTACGTGTCGTTCCATTTGTTGACCTTATTGAGACAGAGTGGCAACCTATGGTTGGTTGGAAGAACTACAATGCTGTTGAACAAGTACAAGGTCTTATAGACCCAGATGGCAAAGTACATGCTAATTCAAGAAGATTAATTGAGAATGGCATTATTAAAGACAGCGTGCTTATAGAAACAGATCACAAGAGCTCTAGAAGAAATACAAGAAAAGCAAAGAAACAAGCTGTAAGTAAAGGTATGCGTAACATTATTGTTAACATGTCACAACCAGGCACCATGGGTGCTGCTATGCAGAAAGCAGTTGAAGAAATAGCACCTGCAGAACCTGTAAAAGAACCTGATACAAAGGTTGTCCCACAGTATGATTACTCTTCTCTTAGTAGATGTTATTACAGTGACTTAGATATTATTGGTAAAGCGTACTTATCAGCGGACCCAGATTATTCATACGCTGCAGGAAAGTTTCAACACGAATTGTCCAGAACAATGCATGAACAATGTCTTGAAGACTTTAGAAATGGTACTAAAAACTTGTATGAAATAAAACAAACACAAATAAGTGTTAACAAAAAGAAACAAACAGGGTATCGTGAACCTATAACATGGCTAACAATGGTTAAACGTTTAGGTAAAGCCATATATAAATTTGGAACAACACAAGAGAAAAAGGAGTTTGGAATACTATGAGTTATTGGAACGATGACTACTTTGAAGTAGCAATGAAAGCAGCATTTGACGCTGCAGGCACTATGAAGTGTCCAAGTTGTGGGAGCCGTTCTTGCGGTTATACACCACAAACAAAAATATTTGACTGTGCAGGTTGTGGCCACAAGTGGTCCGACGACGTCAAAGCACAGGCCATGAGACCACTACATGAGAAACCTACCATGGAGGTAGATTACTCAGATTGGTAACAGTTTGACTCTCTTGACGAAAAGCCATCCAATTAGGTGCGACGCGTCACAACCAGTTTAAACACTGCCGCCTACTGGAAAACGAGATGGAGATAGAGAGTCATTTAGTCTAGGATTACCCGGTACAGTGCACCCTATGTAAACATAGATGGGAACGGTATTAAGTAAGGCTCTTGCGGTGCGATGAAACCTTACCCGCCTTTGAACATACTCAGGAGGAGTATTAGTATAGCCCAAGATTCGGGAACCCGGCTTGGGCTATGCGTCTTAGATTACGCTACTGTAATCCAAATTTCCAATGTACCTGTTGCTACGTCTGAACCAGGAGCTACTTCACAAATGATATCAATTGTATCGTCTGCACTGTAAGTCTTTGGACATACGTTAACATCCATGTGATCAGCTGAACCGTCTTGGCCTGCTGTTGATGCAGCGATATAGTAATCTGTATCGTCACCATCACCAACACCCCAGACTAAAGCTGTACCACCGTCAAGGTCACTAGATTTAATTACAACATTATGCACTGTCTCACCAGCAAAAACGTCTACCATTTTGTATACGTCAGCTGCATTAGGAGCTGCAGTTATGTTGATCTTAGCGTATCTCACACCAAGAGCCCCACTAGGGAACGGCTTGAATGATTGATTTCCGCTTACCATGTCACTTGTAAAAGTTGCCATAATATTCTCCAGTTGTTTATTACACCACCATGATGTAATATCTATAGTCATAAAGACAGAAATGTATTTTGTCAAGTTTAATTAAGGAGTAATTAGATGCCCCCCACACATGTATATGTAAAACGTAATCCAATACATCCATATACATACAATAATCCTGACGACTTGCCCTACATACAATGGAAATATGTAAAGCTTTCTGTTGCGTATAACATGTATACAAGTAAACAAATCGGTTGGGAGCGTGCAAAAAAACACGAGTACGAAGACTGGTGTAACAAGATGAAAAAGTTCAAGGAGGAACTATGACTTGGAAAATAATAGACGAAGATACTGACGCTATAGAATGTATAGAAGAAATTATATATCAGGCTTATAACGACCCTGCTTATATTAAAGCATTTGAAAGAGTAAAAGACCTTGCAAAGAAAGGCATGATTGTTGAAAAGTACATGAAAGAATGGGGTAAACAATAATGCAAAAAATTTATTTAGACTTCGAAACATACTATGACGTACAACTTACTCTCAGTAAGATGTCTACCGTACAATATATCAACCATCCTGACTTTAAGGTATGGGGTGTTGGTATCAAGGTAGAAGACGGTCCTACTGAATGGTACAACGAAGAAGAAACGCCAGACATACTCGCACAAATAGATTGGGATGAGACTGCGGTCGTATGTCATAACACTCTGTTTGACGCGTACATACTCACACAATACTTTGGCTATAAACCTGCGTTCTATTATGATACAGCAGCTATGGCCAGAGGACTGTATCCGAACATGTCCGCTAGCCTTGCAAAGTCATGCGAACGAGAGTTTCCAAACGATCTAAGTATGCGTAAGGGAGAAGAACTTGTGAATGCTAAAGGTGTACGAGACTTAGACCCTGAACTTGATTCGCAAATCGGTGGTTACTGTGTCCAGGACGTGGACCTTACGTACGCACTCTTCCAAAGCTACATTCAGAACTATCCGGACAAAGAACTTCGCATCATAGATTTGACTGTACGAATGTTTGTAGAACCAAAACTTATGTTGGACCGCGGACTACTTACAACTTACAAAGATGAGATGGTAACGCGCACACAAAATGCGATCCAGGCGTCGGGGCTTACACGAGAAGTATTGGCTTCACAAGTTAAGTTCAAAGAACATTTAGAATCATTAGGTATAGTCGTACCTACAAAGAAAAGTCCAACTACTGGCCTACAGATACCTGCGTTCGGTAAGAACGACAGTGCTTATATACAAATGTGTCAAATGTACCCAGAGTACTCGGACATTTGGGAAGCTCGTGAGCTGGTAAAGTCACGTATAGAAGAAACCAGAGCTCAACGATTTATAGACTCTACCAACCCTGATGGTACGTTCAGTGTACCGCTGCGTTACTACGCCGCACACACAGGTAGATTTGGTGGCTCGGACAAAATCAACTTGCAGAACCTGCCAAGAGGTTCAACACTCAGACGTGCAATCATGGCCCCACCGGGACAACGATTGTACATAGCTGACTTATCTAACATCGAGGCGCGTATGCTAGCATGGTTGGCAAAAGAGTACGATCTCGTGCAGGCTTTTGCCACAGGTCGTGACGTATACTGTGAGTTTGCATCTCAGATATATGGTCGAACGATTACTAAAGATGACAAGTTAGAAAGATACGTAGGTAAGACAGCTATACTTGGTCTAGGGTACGGTATGGGGGCCGATAAGTTTCAGATGACACTTAAGACTGGCTCCCCTTCCGTTGATGTTTCGGACACTGTAGCCCAGACCATCGTGGCTCAGTACCGTGGCATGTATCCAAACATACCAATGCTGTGGTCCAGCATGAAAGATTCACTCTTTCAAATGTTGAACCCTCGTGGTGTAGGACTAAAGTATGGTCCACTAACAATCGAACGACAAGCGCTAGGCTTGCCAAACGGTATGCACTTAAAGTATCCAGGTCTTTATTATTCTGCTGGAAACTTTATGTACAAAACAGATCGCAGCGTGATTCGTACACACGGACCTCGAGTTACAGAGAATGTCGTACAAGCCCTGTCACGGCTGGTTATTACCGATCAAATGTTAGACATACAAACATTACCTCAGGTAGATATTGTTCTACAGGTACACGACGAAATTATAGCTATTGGTTCAGAACATAATGCTGATGCTACAATGGATAGAATTATTCAAATTATGCGTACGCCACCCGAATGGTGTAGCGATCTACCGCTCGACGCCGAGGGGGGAGTGAGTAAAGTATATGACAAATAAAAACCTTATCCTGACTAGAAAGAAAGGAGATAAAGTTATCATACAACAAGGGGACCAGGTCGTCTGTGTTGTAACCGTAACTAATATAACACCTACCCAATGCAAATTAGGGTTTCAGGCAGACTCTTCTGTACGTATAGACAGAGAGGAGGTATACTCAAAGAAGGAGATTTAATATGGAAGTTGTTTTTTTAAAAGCAAAAAAACCCCTGTCAAAAGAAATATCAGAAGAAGGTATCAAACCTTACCCACTGATAAAAAATTTTAGTTCAGAACATTTTGATGTATCAGTAGATAAAAAAGGGTTAGATAAATTATATAAGTTACTTACAGAACAAGCACAGGCTGGTGCATGTTTGCACAAAGGATCGTTAAAACGTCCATTGGACAACGAACCACGGGCATTCATGTCCGAACGTGCAAACACTACGCAGTTGTTAGTGTTAGATGTTGATGGATTGATTACCTCAAACCCAGGTGACTTACAAGCGTTGGCCGACAAGATAATCTTGCAACTTCCAGAATGTTTCCACAACGTAAGTTATATTGTTCAGGCCAGCGCGTCTCTTGGGTTCAAGAAAGATACTGTATCTATGCATCTATTCTTTCTTTTAGACATGCCAGTACATCCAAAAACTCTCAAAGACTTTATTCGTATGACAAACTACAATAGCGAGTTTCTTGCTGAACAAATAAAGCTTTCAGCTAATGGTCAAAGTCTTTCGTACATATTAGACCCATCTGTCGCAGACAACAGCAAACTAATATACATTGCACCACCAAAGTTTGTTGGTGTTGAAGACCCTTATCCAGATAACAGATTCCTCAAGGTTGACCGTGGTTCGCCTGTTCTTGAAATCTCCTCGTCTTTAATTGGTGTTAATCCTGAAAAGGTACATGCACTTGGTTTGCAGATTAAAGACAACCTAAGGAAGAAGAACAATCTTCCAAAAAGAAACGGAAAAATAACTACGGTCAACGTTGCTGGAGAAGCGCACGAAGTATTACAAAACCCAGACAAAATGACCATCCAGATCACACGTGTGTCCGAACCTTTTGTTAACTGTAATGTTAATGGAGGAGACAGTGGAGGTTATTACTTTGTTTTAACTAATCCACATTACATGTATAACTTCAAAGGTGAACCAGTGTGGGAGATAGAAAAAGCAGACCCTGACTTCTATCGCAGTATCTTTGAGATATTTGCAGACAAGATAGACACAGATACTAAAAAGAAACCAATTGTATTACGTGACTTTTTCACGGATACCTATTACAACGGAGTGTATGATGAAACTAAACAACAATTTGACGACGACTACCCGCTCACGCCCACCGGCAAAAGTTCTGTTAATGATTTTCTTAAGTCTCATGGTCGCCCTACCATGGATTTTGTTCCAGACGCTCGTGTCATATTTGATCCTAGCAGTGACAAAGGTATTGACTTGGAGACCATTCCATACTCAGTAAATTTATTTAGACGTACACCTTACATGCTGCGCGCAGAAGAAAACGTAAAAGAACTTTCGTACGGCGAAGCGATCCAGGTGGCAAAGATTGCACCGAACTTTTACAAACTTATGATGCATGCGCTTGGTAACGGCAAACCTGAGTTCGAACATTTTATGAACTGGTTAGCTTATATTTACCAATACAAAAAGAAAACAATGACAGCTTGGATATTTACAGGTATACCTGGAACTGGTAAGGGCTTGTTTGTACACAAGATACTCAAACCTTTGTTTGGTGAACTACAAACACCAATGCGTTCTTTAGAAAATATAGAAGAACACTTTAACTTATATATGAGAACAGCAATGTTTCTTGTAGTTGATGAGTTTCGTATGGCTGACTCAGGATCAGTAGGCAAAATGGCCGACAAACTAAAACATCAAATTACAGAACCTAATCTTACAATTAGAGCAATGCGTACAAACCAAATCGAGCTGCCGTCTTTCACGAACTTTATATTCCTGACTAACAGAGCAGACGCAGTCAAAATAGAAGACAGCGACAGACGATACAACGTAGCGCCACGTCAAGAACAAAAGATAGAACACGTACATCCAGAGCTCTTAGATAACTTGTCCGCACTAGAACCTGAACTATATATTATTGCAGGTGTATTAGAAAAGTTTAAAGTTGATCAACGTATGGCTCATACAGCACTAGAAAACGATGCAAAGAAAGAAATGAAAGAAGTATCTATGTCAGTGTTAGAAGAATTTGCAAACGCAATACGTACACGCAACTTAGAATATTTTACAGAAGTGTTAGATATACCGCTTACAAATACATTTGACGCTGGTGGTATAAGTACGGCGCAAAGATACCTAAAAGATTGGTTAGCTAACGCTGAAGAAGAACAAATCATACCACTAGCTCACTTTAAGATTGTGTATGACGCACTTACAGATAGTCGTAATACTTTGTCACAAAGAGACTTTTCTAAACGTATGTCACGATTAAATATTAAGACTGCACGTAAACGTGTAAGCAAAGACCGTGACGCTAAAATACCACGTGGAGTTGTATTAACTTGGAAAATAGACAATAATGTTCGAGAAGAACTTATAAAAGAACACTTTGACGAAAGGGATTTAAACTTATTAGATAATGGACAATCTAACGCAACCCAATCGTCCAGACCTAATCTCAACGGTTGAGGTCACGGAGGACGTAGAACTAGGCCTGGTACCTGCATGGTCCTACTCGGCTTTAAAAACCTTCGAAACCTGCGCATACAGAACTTACATAGCTAAAGTAAAACGTATTAAAGAAGACTATGGTCCAGCCGCAGAACGCGGTACTCGGATACACGATGAGGCTGAAAGATTCGTAAGACACGAACTAGGTGACGAAGTACCCGATTCACTCAGAAAATTTTCACAAAATTTTTTGGAGCTAAAACAACTTTTTGCAGATGGAAAAGTCCAAACTGAAGGAGAATGGGGGTTTACCCTATCCTGGGAACCGACAGGTTGGATTTCTCCTGACACTTGGGCACGTGTAAAGTTAGACGCTCTAGTGTCAGAGACAGATACATCAGCTCGTGTTATAGATTACAAGACAGGTAAACAAGCAGGCAATGAGATCGCGCACAGTCAACAAGCATTGATCTATGCCATAGCTACCTTCTTTATGTTCCCTGATTTAGAAATAGTAAACACAGAAATGTGGTATCTAGATCATGGAACTACGATGGAGCAAACGTATACGCGAGATGAAGCTATGGTTTTTATGCCCAAGCTACATGAGCGAGCAGTTGCTATGACTACTGCGACTAAGTTCCCTCCAAATCCATCTACCTATAACTGTAGGTGGTGTTCCTTTGGCAAGGGACCAGAACCCCATTGTGAATGGGCTAGTTCTTAGTTATAATAAAACATTACATATAGCGTTCACCCAATAAACACCGAACGCAATGGTGGAGAAAGATGATTGATAATAATATACCTGCGCCTTACGCGCACCAAGAAGTTACTACTAACTTCATAGTCAAAACAAAAACATGTATGATCACGTCCGACCCAGGTACGGGTAAGACACGTGCAGTACTAGACGCCCATGTTATACTTGGTGGTAAGACATTAGTCTTGGCGCCACTCTCTATATTAGAAGCGGCGTGGGGGGAGGACATACGTAAATTCCAACCCCATATAAAATATGGAGTAGCTTATGCAAAAAATCGTGCAAAAATATTTGAAGATGATACAAACGAAATGGTCATCACTAATTTCGAAGCTGTCAACTTCTTACAAAAAAATCCACAGTATTGTAAGCAGTTCGATACAATCGTTATTGATGAGTTTACCGCTTTTAAAAATCGGGAAGCCAAACGTAGTAAAAATCTCAACAAAATTATCTCATATTTTACTAATAGGATTGCCATGTCTGGTACTCCTAATAGTAATACTATTCTAGATATCTGGCATCCAGCGCTTCTCATTGATGGTGGGAAGCGACTGGGCACTAGGTTCTACGCCTTCAGACATCAAGCTTGTACGCCACGGTTCAATGGTTTTGCTAACGAATGGATAGACAAACCAGGTATAGAAGAAGCCGTAGCTAACAAACTGTCAGATATATCTATACGTTACGCATTGTCAGACTGTATTGATTTACCAGATAAAATTGTACGTACAATCAACACAAAGCTAACACCTAACATACAAAAACAATACAAGACCCTAGCTGATGAGTCGGTCTTGTATACTAAATCAGGTACGGTCAATGCAATCAACGCTGCTGCTCGTGTCAAGAAGTTGCTTCAACTTGTAACGGGCGCAGTGTATGACGAAGACGGTGTAGTCCAGTTTGTACACCAAGAAAGATACGACATTGTTATGACACTTGTCGGACAACGGGCCCACAGCCTCGTAGCATTCAACTGGAAACACGAACGCGATGCACTAGTAGAACTAGCTAACAAAGAAGGCATTTCGTACGAGGTTATAGATGGTTCGGTACCTGCTGAACGAAGAAAAGATATAGTATCTAGATACCAAGCTGGGCATTTCAAAGTCCTGTTCTGTCACCCACAGTCAGCCGGCCACGGTCTTACACTGACAAAAGCTAACACAATCATATGGTGTTCACCTACATATAACGCTGAGCACTACCAACAATTCAATCAGCGTATATACAGAGCAGGCCAAACACAAAAGACTGAGACAATTTTGATCCAAGCGAGAGGCACTTGGGAACCTGAGGTATACAAAAAACTCAATACCAAGTTAGGCCGTATGGAAAACTTATTACATATCTTAAAGGAGGTATCATGAAAAAACTAAACGATTTACTTGTAGAAGTGGCAAAGATAAGAGGCGAAATAAAAACTGTGCAAGCAGAAGAGAAGTCTCTTAAAAGCCAACAACGCGAGTTAGAAAGTCAAATATCTATTAGAATGCAAGAGCAAGGGCTCGATAAAATTTCTAATGATGTTTGTACAATCTCACTTAAAAATGAGATTGTGCCTACTGTAGAAGATTGGGATCAGCTACACGAGCACATAACAGACACTGGTCAGTTTGAGCTCTTGCAAAAGCGTGTATCCGCAACCGCCTACAGAGAACTTATAGCAGCTGGTATGGACGTACCAGGTGTTAAAAGTACGGAGTTGACCAGAATTAATTTCAGGTCAACGTAATATAAATATTAGATTAAAAAAGGAGAAGCTTCAATATGTCTAATGATATTAGTATAGTAACGAGTGAGGTGCCAGCTCACGTTAAAAAAGGCAGTAATCTCGGTAATGAGAATGTTACCGCAGAGCACTTATCTACCCCTCGTATAAAACAACTGCAACAGTTGTCTAACGAGATAGATGAGAACCACAGTGAACACATTGAGGGCGTCAAGGTTGGCGACTTCATCAACACTGTAACCAAAGAAAACTACGGACAAGAGTTGTACGTAGTCAACACTCACTTCAAAGAAGAGTTTGTCGTATGGAGACAGCTTGAGAAAGGTGGTGGTCTTATAGGTACTTTCAACTCTAACGCAGAAGCATTAGAGCACTTAGAGAACGAAGGTCTCAAAGTAGAAGACTATGACATCAACCGAACTCAGACTCACACTCTACTTAAAGTCGACGAAAAGACTGGAGAGATTGCTGACATACCGTTCTTGTTTGATTGTTCAATATCCAAACTTAAAGTATCAAGAGAGTGGAATACTCAATTGATGAAGTTAGGTGGAGATAGGTTTGCTTCTTTATGGAAGCTATCCTCTGTACAAACTGCAAACAAAGCAGGACAGAGATTTATGAACATATCTGTATCTAATGTAGGTTGGTTAAAAGAATCTGCATATGAGTTAGCTAAAACTTTCTACGAGAATACTTTCGCTAAAACTTCCTAGGTGTAGAAGTGCGTACGGCTGCGACATAAACTGTCGTAGCCAAGTACGTATGTTATACTCTAGGAGTGCGTGAAAAGGAGTTCATAAATAAAGTGCACAAGCACTTGCCTAAGGAGATTTATCGTTGGAAGATAAACGATCCTTACCACGGCGGCGTTCCTGACACATATTACGCAGGTAGTACTGGCTTTTGTTTTATTGAATACAAATACCAAGACACACTACCAAGAAGAGATACTTCTAAAATACAAATACATTTGTCTACACAACAACGACTCTGGTTAAAACAACAACACGATTTTAATATTCCCGTGTACGTTGTGCTAGGTTCGCAAGACCGTGTGTACACAACACAAGACTTTGATCTGCCCCACATTACATTAAAAGAATTTAAAAAGAAAAGCATATCGTTTACAGAATATATGCAAAACCTAACTAACATACTCATAGGAGGTAAAAATGACGGATTATGTTAACTCACCACCCCACTATAATACTGGGAACATCGAATGCATTGACGCAATAGAAGAAAGTATGACACCTGAAGGTTTCAAATGTTATTTAAAAGGTAACATTCAGAAGTACATTTGGCGTTATGAAAACAAAAAAGGACTCCAAGATGTGCTAAAAGCTGAATGGTACCTAAAAAGACTGATAAAAACACTCGAAAAAGAAGAATCGTCAGCAGACGCACGTACAAGCCCGCCAGGAGCTTTTGGATAGTTTTGGACTTAAGGCCTTACTTACCCTCACAAAATGCGTTAGACGCGATTCTGTGAGGTCATTTTTTCCCAGAACGACGATTTCTGGGGAAAGAACGGTTTTTTGACCTATCTTGAAGAACTAAATTACTTTTTCTATGATTCATTGGGTTTCCGTCTACATGATGGATATCAATACGATCTCCTTTGCGCACTCTACCCTCTTTCAAAGCTTGACGTCTAACCTTATTTCTCATTGCACGACGTTTCTTTTGTTCAGGCGACTTATGATAACGTTCGTATTCTTGTTTGTAGTTACGTGGCATTTATATAGTATACACCTTCAAAGCTTTTGCTTTGCCTTTTACTTTTATTTCTCGTACAAAGCTAGCTTCCACACCAGGTGGTAACTTTTTGTACGTACTTTCTCCAATCAGTATATCTACACCTGCTTCTTTAGTTGCACTCTCTAGTCGTGCAGCTGTATTAACTGCGTCTCCTATTGCTGAATAATCAAACCTGTTATCTGATCCCATGTTACCTACTACTGCTGGGCCAGTGTTTACACCGATACCAATAGCTATAGGCTCGGACAACTCTTTTTGCATCATTGCTATTCCTGTACGAATGTCTTGGGCACAGGCGACAGCACGTTGTTCATGTTCATCTAAATCTAGGGGGGAGTTAAAGATGGCCATACATGCGTCGCCTATGAACTTGTCAACCATACCACCATGAGCTTGTATACATTCAACTTGTTCAGTTAATACTCTATTCATAATTTCTGTTACTTCTTCAGGCTCTAGCTTTTCGGACAGATTTGTGAACCCCCTGACGTCGGTGAACAAGAACGTACAAGTTCTACGCTCTCCTCCTAACTTAAGTAACTCTGGGTTGTTTTGTAATCGTGCAACTTGCCTGGGGTCCAGGTAGTGCTCGAACTGTTTCTTTATCTGTTGTCTCAATTTATATTGTTCCCCAAACCTTAACCAGAACTCTTGTACTGATATAAGAGTCATTGATACCATACTATAACTAAAATCTATAAGTATATTATTTCGTGCAAACCATACGGCAGCTGCACCAGATAACACATACATCCCAACGACTCCAACAATACTGCTGACCACGGGCAACGAACGAACTATAACTGTTAGTAATAATAGACACCCTACTAATATAAGTAATTCATATAGTAGACTTGCACCCGGTATTTGAGGCACATCTACAGTCAAGCTCTCAGCTACAGCAGCTTGTACTTCATGCGGATACAACAATCCTACTGGCGTAGCTATTTGGGGCATGATCCCTTTTGCACTCACACCCACAAACACAAACTTATCTTTTACATCTAACTCTTGTAGAGTTGTTTTTGCTGTATCAGACCATGTAATCCATCGTCTGCCTATCTCATCTACTGGTATCTCTGCATAGTTAGGCAAAGTAAGTTCTACAATCCCACCTTCCTGGCCCTTAATAATGTACGTATCTGACCCAGATATTATCTTCATAACTTCTATACCAAACGATGGGGTCCAACCATCTGGTGTTTGAAGTAACAAAGGCATCCTTCTAACAAGTTGATCTACATCAGTTCGTGCAGCTGCTAGCCCCTGAGAACTAGCTTGTGCAAGTTCGTACGTGTTTTCTACTACACCCCGTGCAGCAATACCTTGTACGGGAACTCCATCTCCTAGAATTACTGTGCCTGTAGTCGGTGGGTAGTTGTTACTGTCGTTTTCAAACATTGCAAGTACGCTAGGCGTGCCCGCTAGTATGTTCGCAAAAGCTTTATCGCCACCAAATCTATCTTGTTGTGGAAAAGATATAACCCAACCCACACCCCAAGCACCTGCCTCCATAATATCTAAATGTATACGAGCAAGGTCCTGTCTAGGAAAAGGCCACCCGCCCATGCGCTCTACATCCTCTTCTGTTATATCTAACGTTACAAAGTTGCCTGAAGGTTCTGGTATCTGTACGAGAGCGTCAAATGTTTTTAACTTGAGTATCTCAAGTGCCTGCCAGTTGAATAATAAAGGTATGCATAAGATTGGTATGCTAAGTAACGAAATCCATTTCTTCATCCTGACCCCTGTGTGATTGTAATAGTGGAGTTGCCCCCACCGTTTACTACAATCTGTTGATATTTACCGTCCTGTATTAATATTATAGTGTACCCCTGTGACGCATCTACGGTCAACTGAGCATTCTGCACAACCTTTCTTTGAAACGCTATTGCATCTCCCTGTAGCAATGTAACTATCTGTGTCTCTAAGTCCTGTCCTATTTCTGTACCTTGTACCAATGTGCCTGTGGATAAGTTGTCCGAATCAAGTTGGTCTATCTCTTCTATAATCGCTAATAAGTCTTCAAAAAAGTTTACATCTAAAAAGTTTATATCTAATTCAGTAAACTCTAGTGCGTCTTCAGCTAGGTAGTCCTGCTCTAGTTCATTAAACTCTAAATAATCTATGTCTAGTATTGCCCCGCTATCTGCTACGGACGCTGTGGATGTTTCTGTGGATAAGTTTTCTTCGTCTGGTGGGCTAACAATTAACATGTTATCTATGACATCTAAAGTAAGGTCTAAAATAACAGGTGT